ACCCTCCACGGCAACACGAGACAAGAACCGAAGAGCAGAACCAAGAACACGAGAGTGCGAACAGAGAACCAGAGAAACAGAAGAAGAAGAAGAGACCACGGAACACCTCCAAGAGAGAAGACAGGGCAAGAGCGCCCAACGAGACCCGACCAGCGACAGCACGACCACCACGGGACAGGGGGGTCACACGACACAGAGAAGGGGAGAACAACAAACCTATGATTCTTTTTCACACACAAAGACTAAGGGGCTATAGAAAAAAGTATAAAGAGTAGTCCCCTAATAGAGAAACTATAATCAAACCCCATGACAACCATTTCAAACACCCGCAAGCTAGAGGCTTTAAGGGAACTAAAGCGCAGAGAAAAACTCGCAGAATACCAAGATAACTTTGAACTCTTTGCGAAAGAGCAAGTAAAGATTCTACCTAAAGACTCCCGACTAGGGTTCCAACCTTTTATTTTCAATGATGCACAACAGATTGTTAATGATGCTATTGAGGGTCAATTAAAGGAAACTGGAAAAGTCAGGGCTATTATTTTAAAAGCCCGACAGATGGGTCTTTCTACATATACTACTGGTAGAGTATTCTGGAAGTCTTATTTCAATGCTTACAACAAGTCAGTTGTTATGGCTCATGATGCTGCAACATCTGATGCCTTGTTTACTATGTCCAGGAATATTATTTCTAATATGCCTGAGCAGTTCTCACCTACTTTAAAGAGATCTAACGCTAAAGAAATTATGTTTGAACATAATGATTCTGGTTATAGATTGTATACAGCAGGTTCTCCTGAGGCGGGTAGGGGTATTACGCCTACGATCGCACATCTTTCAGAAGTTTCTTTCTGGCTTCATGATGAAAAAATCCTAGCTGGTTTATTCCAAGGGATTTCTCAGGCTGACGGTACCGAGGTTATTCTTGAGAGTACAGCTAATGGAGTGGGGAACTCTTTTCATAGATTATGGAAAGATGCTGTAGCTGGTAAGAATGAGTATATACCAATATTCGTACCTTGGTTTCTTATGTCTGAATACCGCAGGAATGCACCTGAGGGGTTTGAGAGAACAGATGAAGAAGAAACCTTAGTTACAAGGTTTAATTTAGATAACGATCAACTATACTGGAGAAGACTCAAGATAGCTGAAAGTGGGGTAGACAAGTTTAAACAGGAATATCCTGCGACACCTGAAGAAGCCTTTATTGTTTCAGGGTCTAATGTATTTAGTATTGAGAAGTTAAACAAGTTAATACCACAACCAATATTAGCTCAGAGAGAATTTAACTTTGAAAGTATGATGATGGAGGATGCCCGACAGGGTTCCATCGAGATATTTAGATATCCTACTTTTGATCAATCTTTTGTTATAGCTGCAGACGTATCCTTAGGGGTAGGTAAAGATCATTCTGCTGCAGTAGTTATGAATGCAGAAAAACAGATATGTGCCACGTATAGAAATAATATGATTGATCCAAGTAAGTTTGGGGATCTATTGTTTTATCTGGGTAGATACTATAATAACGCTTTAATGGCGGTAGAGTCTAATAGTATGGGTATTGCTACATTAAACAGACTAGTTCAAATGGGCTATGTTAATATGTATTATCAGACTAAGATGGCTAATGTATCCAAAGATGAGGGTATGCGGATGGGTTGGAGAACAACAACATCTTCTAAGCCAGCTATCATTGGGTTTCTTAAGAGTGCTATTGAACAGGAAGAAATATGGATACCTTCAAGAGTTATTATTGGGGAGTTAATGAATTATGTGGCTGATGACAATGGTAGGACAAATGCTATTGTTGGTCACAATGATGATACCGTTATCGCTCTTGCTATTGCTCTGGAAGTAATCAGGACACACGGAGATAGACTAACAACGACTAACGTTCCTTTTACACAGAAGATGGGGAACTTTCAACAATTGGAGACTACCTGGTTGTAAAGGAATAATATGGCAGAATACAGGAATCAACCTTATGTTAGTGTAATGGCTGACATGAGAGATGAAGATTATCGTAAACGTTTAATGCAACAACAAGCATTAGAAGGTAGTTATCCTGAAACAGTAATTGCTCCTCTAGGCAATATGGTTGTTCAAGGTGTAAAATCAGTAGCTCCATTAATGAGAAGTGTATTTCAAACAGTGGAACGAAAAGATTGGCCTACAGTATACAATCATGTTCTTGGCGCAGAAAAAGTAATGCCAGTAGGTACTAAACCTAATATGCTTACAGGTAGACCATTTACAGAAGCTGATAAGGTTACTTATGGATATCGTAATTTATCTCAAAAAGAATTAGATGATTTAGCTAAAACAGGTTATCTTAATCCGAATCCAGCAGCTGCATTTAGTAAAGAAGGTAAATGGTTTTCAGCAGGGGATGAAGCAGGTACTTTTGGTAGAACATGGAAAAACAGTCCTACAAATAGTACTGTAAGAATACCTATTGAAAACATACCTAAAACAAAAGCTGTGTCTGCTAAAGATGTACAAATTTTAAATAAAGAATCCAATAAATACAGTCCTTTGTCTGCATCATATTGGGAAAAATAAATAAGGTATAATATGGCAAAAGATCCTAGATTAGAAAGAGCTGGTGTATCTGGGTTTAATCAACCTAAAAGAACACCTAATCACCCTACCAAGAGTCACGTTGTTGTGGCTAAGAGTGGAGATACAGTTAAGACTATTCGGTTTGGTGAACAAGGTACTCAAGGGTCTCCTAAAAAAGAGGGAGAGTCTGAATCGTATAGAAAACGTAGAGAATCCTTTAAAGCTAGACATGCAAGTAATATCGCCAAGGGACCGCTGTCAGCGGCATACTGGGCTAACAAAGTGAAATGGTAAAAGAATATGGCTATTGATTTAACCCTACGTGGTAAAGAAAAAGAACAATTAAAGGCTTTGATTAAGCCTCAACAACCTAATAAATTAGTATATCCTAAACAGGATGGTAAACTAAAAGAGGCTGATGGTCAATACTTGGCTATCAGAGGACAACAATACAAGTAAATACAAAGTTCCCTTGTGTCCAACCTTGTTGGCTACTCATGGGGAAGGAACAAAGTAGTAGCACTATACATAGGTCATTGTTGACCTTGATTGAATGAATGTAAGGAGTGGCGTAGACACGACCACTTACCCAGAAAGGTTAACAATGGCAGATAATACAACTACCCCTATCAGGATTACTGACAGGTATAAAGAGCCAGTAGGTGATAACGAACTATTAGCTATGATTGAACAGGGTGTAATGAACTCTGTTGGTGACTTCTTAAACAGTTCTGACTTAGCTCGTGAAAGACAAAAAGCTACATACGAATATGGTATGATGCCTCAGTACCATTTGACTCCTCAAGGTGTGTCTCAGATTGTTTCATCTGATACAGTAGAGGCGGTTGAAGGGTATACAGCTATTATTGCTGAACTAATGTTTAACAATAACAAGTTAGCAAGGTTCCTTCCTGCTGGACCAACACCTACAGACTATCACTATGCTAAAGTAGCTTCTGATTTAGTTAATTATGCTATCTTTAAACAGAATCCTGGTTGGGAAATCCTTAATACATGGGTAAAATCAGCCCTTTTATGGAAGAATAGTATTGTTCGGTGGGAATTTATTGAGGATTTTGATTATTCTTTTGAAGAATACGAATCAATTTCACAAGAGAATTTAGATTTAATTTTATCTGACTCTGATGTAGAAATCATAGGTAATTTAAACTATGAACAAGAATTAAATACAAATCCTGATGGTAACTCTGAGTACCAAATGGTTTATAAAGATGTTCGTTTAAAACGTAAAACAAATAAGACACGAGTTCTTATTAAGAACGTACATCCAGAATGTTTTAGAATTACAAGGGATGCGCATTCACTAGATGATGCAGCATTCGTAGGTATTCAGATTGATATGACCCGTTCTGAGGTCAGAAAGTTTTTCCCCGATATTGCAGAGAACATCGATTGGGACGCTATTGGTGATGGGTCATATGATTGGGCCACCAAGTACACCGAAGAGCAAGCAGCTCGAAAGCGTTTAGTCGGCGAAGAGTACTGGCTAGGGGGAAATTCACGGGAGCTATTCCCGTCAGAAGCTAACAGACAATTAACTGTTATCGAGTGTTGGTTAAGAGTAGACAGAGACGGAGATGGTATTGCAGAATTAAAACACTTCATTATTGCAGGATCAACTATCCTACTTGAAGAAGATTGTGATATGATTCCATTAGCAACTCTTTGTCCCTTTGAAGTACCTCATGAATTCTTTGGTCTTAGTGTTGCAGATATGGTTCGCCCATCTACACTAGCTACTACAGCTATTCTTCGTGGTTTCGTAGAGAATGTATACTTAACTAACTATGCACCTAAATTAGCTGATCCTAATGTAGTAGACTTTAGTGCTCTTCAGAATATGAAGCCTAAACAGATTATTGCTACTAATGGTAATCCTATGACAGCTGTATCTGCTATGACACCAGACACTATTAGTCCTGGTACTGTACCAATTTTAGAGTTGTTACAGGTTCATAAAGAACAAGCTACTGGTATGGGTAAAGCTGCTCAAGGTTTAAATGATACACTATATGTATCAGGTAACAGTGAAGAAAAGATGCAGAAGGCTATGTCTGCAGCACAAATACGTATTCAATTTATGGCACGTAGGTTTGCTGAAACAGGGTTTAAACGCTTATGTGATGGTGTATATCGTACCATGAGAACTAAGCTTCGTGGTAAAGTAATTAAATACACTGATCAAAACGATATCTTCAAGTCAGTTGATCCATCAACATTACCGAACAATATGCTTATGTATATTGATGCGGATGTAGGTGAGAATGGTAACAGTAATATTGTTAAAAAGATGACTATGGTTGGTCAACAGCTTTTACCTGCATTAATGCAATCAGGTGCAGGTGGTGCTGTTAATCCAGAAGCAGCTGTACGTATTGCATGTAAGACACTTGAAGCCATGGACTTAGATCCATTAGATTATCTTGTTGATTATACTGCTCCTGACTTTAAACAAAAAGCACAACAGTCAAAAGATAATGAAATGCAAGCTAATGAAAAGCTTAAACAATTAGAAGAACAACTTAAAATGTTAGATATGGCTCAAAGACAAGCTACTATTGATCTAACTAATGTTCAAGCTAAAAATGCTATGCAGGATAATACAAAACAATTAATGGTTGCATTAGATAAATCCTATCAAGAATGGGGTAAGATCTATATTCAAGCAGCTAAAGAAGGTGTTGAACCCCCTAAACAGCCTGATATCAAAGCTCTTTTAGCTATGGCTAAAGACTTTATTACATCAGAATCCCAAGGAGACGCTTCTAGACCAGCTAATGGTGTAGAGACTCCTCAACCTCAAGGACCAGCGGCAGCATTGCCACAATAAAATTAAAATATGGATAAATATAAAGATGGGTTTGAAAGAAGAGTCAAACCAAAAATGAACCATGAAACTGGTGAATATAAGATTGAACCTTTCCGAGATGCTCAAACAGCTCTTGGAAAGGCTGAGTTCTCAACTCGTGAACGTGAACAATTCTTTGGTGATGCATACGGAGAGATCTTAGCTGATCTCTTTGTTACATGGCTTAAGAGTGAACCTCATTGTTCTAAAGAAAGAGAATTCTTATATCACACAGCTATGGCACTAGGCTCTGTTAAAGAGAAGTTAATTGGTATTGAAAGATACGGCAGAAACGTTCAATTTATGAACAAACAAAAACAGGAATCCCAAGAAGGGGAAGAAGGCAATGAGTAACTATTCAAGTGTTAAAGAAGTATTAATTCGCTCCAGAGAAGAAATCCTACGTGAACTATCTAGAGCAGGAGAGAATGGCGGTACGGGTTTAGCCCAACGCTATGCACCCATCTTAGTAAGCCTACAAGGTGCTATTGATGTGATTGATCGTATGGATGATCGAACACCAGTACCAGTAAAAAAGGTTGAAGACAAAGAAGCATTTGTCAAAAAGATGGCGGCAGCTAAAGCTGCTAAGAAGACTGCTGTTGCAGTTTAATTGGACACAAAGGTAAATAAATTATGAATCTACAACATCTCTCTACCAGTACTCCTGCCTCGAATGTATCGAGTAAGGATTTTGATGACGGAAGTTATAGTGCAGATTTGGAAGCAAAGAGTCTTGATGACATTCTACGTAATTCACCAGCAGCATCCCTGTTAGGTTTGAAAGACAAAGAATCTCTACCAGAAGAAGACTTAGGCGTCCCAAATCCAGATGACTCATCGGAAGAAGAAAAAGAAGCCCAAGAAGAGAACGATGACAAGTCTGCAACTGACCTAGATGAAGAAGAAGGATCAACAGAAGCTGAAGAAGAAAACAAAGATGAGGATGATACGTCTACCCAAAACTCTGAGTTACCTTCTGAAGATGATATTGATTGGGAATATAAGGTACCTGTAACCGTTGACGGTAAAACAGAGTACGTGTCCTTAGAAGAAATCCGTAAGGGTTATTCTACTGATAAACATCTATCTCAAAAGGGGCGTGAACTAGGCGAACTGAAGAAACAGGTCGAACAAGAAAGAAATGAAAAGCTTCAAGAAGTAATTCAATTAGGCACCATAATCAGCCAAGAATTAACTGTTGTTGAAACTAATCTTGCCAAAGAGTATCATAAGGTTAAATCCGAAATTGATAAAGCACGAGAAGACGGTGACTCATACACTGCTCGTGAATTACGAGATCAATTAGAAACAGTGCAAGAAAAGTATTGGGCAGCACGAAATAGTCGTGAAGCTAAAACAGCAGCGGTAGTAGAACAATTACAGGCTCATCAAATTGAGTATCAACAACAACAATTAAAAGAATACGAAGATAAGATCATAGATTTTATTCCTGACTATTCTGAAAAAGTTGCTACAAGTATCCGAGAGTTTGCCCTTAAAGAAGGCTTACCTGAAGAATTGTTGAATCAAGTATATGATCCAGTAGTAGTTAAATTTATTAATGATTATCGTAAGCTAAAAACCGCAAAGGAAACAGGCGAAGTGAAACGTAAAGCAGCACCATCAGTAAAATCGATACCCTCTAAAAAGGGAAGTTCGATGTCCCAGAAGGAGCAGCAGAACAACAATACCAACCGTTCCAAGGTTCTTTCTGGTCAAGGATCAAAACAAGACGAATTAGATTTTCTAAAACGTATTTCTTCTGTGAGCAAAAAATTATAATCCAAACTCACTACAAGGAAATTTAAAATGGCTATTCAAACTTTTGCTACAGGCGGCCCTAAGGCTGCTGCACGTAGCTCTGCTGCAACAGGTAATGCAGTAAACGCTGGCGAGCGTGAAGACCTTGCCAACTTTATCTCTATGATTTCTAGAGATGAAACCCCTTTCATGTCATCTATTGGTAAGACTAAAGCTACTGCTGTCTTCCACGAATGGCAAACTGACGAGTTAGCTCCTCCTGCATCTACTGCAGTTGCTGAAGGTATCTCTTATGCTACCCAAGCTGCTGCTCAAGCAACAGAACCCTATCGTACTCGTTTAGGTAACTACACACAGATTAACAGCAAGTCTGTTACTGTTACTGGTACTAAACGTGCTGTTGACCAAGCTGGTGTTGCTGACGAATACGCATATCAACTTAAAAAGCGTGGTACCGAATTACGCCGTGACGTTGAGTTTGACTTAGTTAACAGCTGGAACAGTTCTAACGGTTCTGGTACCCGTACCTTTGGTGGTTACCAAGCATGGGTTAACTACACTGCAGCTACTACTACTCCTGCAACTGCTCTTAACGTATTGACTACTACTGCTGAGTACACTGCTCCTACTAATCCAGGCGGCGGTGTTGCTGGTACTTTCACTACTGTTACCAGTGGTGATAAAAACAGTTTAGCTTTGTCACACGTTGACACAGTTATGCAAGGCATTTATGAAAACGGTGGTAAAGCTACTAAGCTAATGTTATCTCCCGCTAACCGCCGTGTATTCTCTGCTAAAGCACAGTCTGCTGGTTCTAGCTCAAGCAATGCTGGTGACGGTAACGTTCGCCGTAACATTGACCAAGACGGTAAGCTCCGTCAGTCAGTTGAGATCTACATGTCTGACTTCGGTGACATCATGGTTGTTCCCAACTACGTTATGGGTATCTCTAACACTTCTGTTTCTGGTTTAAACGACACAGCTAACTTCACTGCGTTCTTATATGATCCAATGTGGTTTAGCTTTGCCTCTTTACGTCCTTTACAAGAAGTTGACTTAGGTCAGTTAGGTGACTCTATCATCGGTCAAATTGTTGAAGAAGGTACACTAGAGTGTCGTAATCCTAAGGGTTGCGGTATGATCTTCGGTTTATCTGGCGCTTAACCGTTATATAACCTAAACAAGGAGGGAGAGAAATCTTCCTCCTTTTTTTATTATAAGGAACACAAATGGAATTTCTAAGAATTACAGCAACAGACGGTACTCGACAGTATATCCCTGATAATTATGTCGTTAACATTGCAACTACTGCTGATGGTGTGGATGGTGGTTCAAATTATAGAGCACCTAACGTTACCCGTGGACGTATTAGTCAGGTTAAATACTATGATGGCGCTAATTCTACAGCTGGTGCTTTAGTAGTAACTGCGGTAAGCGCATATGCGTCAGGAGGTATTCTGTATGAATACGGTTGCTTCTCTATGGACGGTGCTTTTTCAGCAGCATTACGAAATTAATTAAGAGGACACATGGGATTTTTATCACAAGAAAATAATGCTAAAAGCTTTATTGTAAAAACAGACGAAAAGAATTTTCAATTAGAACAAGATGTACAGGGTTACAAAGACTACGCAGAAAAGTCTAGACAACTAGATGAAATTTCTCATAATGGTCGTAGATATCGATCATTTGCTATTATTCCTGACATTGTTGCTATTGATATGTTAACTAAACACGGATTAGATGTACATGCTCCTGACTTTATGCAGGATCCAGCTAATCTAAGAAAATTAAAACAAATTATTGAATCGGATTATCCGTTACTTAAAACAAGTAATGTAAAAGTTTTATAAGGAAAATAAATGGCAACACCTAGATTTGACGCTTTAGTCGCTAAAGTAAGAGACTGGAGTAATAAACCCGAAGTAGCAACTATACCCGACAGCGTCATTCAGGATTGTTTAACCTATTCTGCTGACGAATGTTATCGACAACTACGCATTCCCCCATTAGAAGCTACTGTATTATACACAGTAGCAGCAGGAGACAACTCAGGAGAAAATAGTTTAGGTTTACCTTATGGTAATGCTTATACTTCTTTTGCTATTCCTGAAGATTTAACTCAATTCGTTTATATACGAACATTAGCCCAAGAAAACACTGGTACATCATATTCTACTTACCCGTCTAATGTAAGTAAGGTGTTTAATGAAGTTGCTGATTCACGTACTTTCTTTGATTTATATTCAGAAAAATATTCTGTATATAATTGGATGTGGAAAGATGGTAAGATATTCATTCATCCTCAATTAGCTGTAGGTGCAGAAGTAGAAATACATTATTATCGTAGACTTCCCGCATTAAATGCTCTTTATAGTGTTGTACCTGTCAACTATCTAATTGCTTTATCAGATGCAGATCAACCATATTTGACACTTACAGGTGTAAACACTGATACCGCATTATATTTTTCTACTGCATCTTCTGTTACAAAATGTTTTGCAACACTTGCAGAGGCTACCGCATATAACCCTACAGTAACCACCAAATACTATGTTGGCAAAGAAGTATCTAATTGGTTAAGAGACAATAATGAAAGATTAGTTGTATGGGGTGCTTTATATAATTTAGGCGCATATATGTTTGACCAGACAATGGAACAACGTTATGAAAAACGATTTAATGAAAATGTATTCTCACTTAACAAAGAAGAAAAATGGCGTAGAGCATCTGGTGGTAACGTACAAGTTAACTTTAATACTAACGGATTAATTTAAGGAGACACCAAATGGGATACCAACAAACAGCTGGAGTTACCGCAGGTATGGCTGCTGGTGGTGAGTATGGAGATTTAGCACAAACTAGTGCTGAACAAACAGTTAATACTGTTAACTCTGACGCATCAACATCTACATCAGGTTATCAGCAATCTCCAGGCATGACAGGAAGTATCTCTGCTGGTGGTGAGTATGATAATATTGATACAGTAACCGCAGTACAATACGCAAATATTGCTGCTGAAGATGCTAATGATGCTGCTGCAAGTGCTATAGCGGCGGCGGCTAGTGCTACAGCGGCAGCAAGTTCTGCAAGTAGCGCTTCAACATCAGCTACATCTGCAGGAACATCTGCTTCTAATGCTTCTACAAGCGCAACTAATGCGGCAACATCTGCAAGCAATGCTTCTACTTCAGCAACAACTGCTACAACACAAGCTACTGCAGCTTCAACTAGCGCAACTGCTTCCGCTACAAGCGCATCTGCAGCTTCTACTTCTGCTACTAATGCTGCAACATCTGCTAGTGGGGCATCTACATCAGCAAGTAATGCAGCAACATCTGCAAGTAGTGCTGCTACATCAGCAACTAATGCTTCTAATTCAGCTACGTCAGCAAGTACATCAGCAAGTACGGCTACCACAAAAGCAAGTGAAGCATCTACATCAGCAACTAATGCTTCTAATAGTGCTACTTCTGCTTCTGGATCAGCAACAACCGCTGCTACTCAAGCGGGTATAGCCACTACGCAAGCTTCTAATGCGTCAACAAGCGCATCATCTGCTTCTGCTAGTGCATCCTCTGCTTCTGCTAGTGCTTCAACGGCTACTACACAGGCATCTAACGCATCTGCTAGTGCTACAAGCGCATCTGGGTCAGCCACCGCAGCAGGAACATCAGCAACTAATGCTGCTTCTAGTGCATCTTCCGCTTCAACAAATGCCACTAGTGCTTCTAATAGTGCTACTTCTGCTAATACTTCAGCAATTAATTCTGCTACTTCTGAAACAAATGCTGCTGCAAGTGCATCTTCTGCTTCTACTAGTGCAACAACTGCAACTACTCAGGCAGGAATAGCTACTACTCAAGCAAGTAGTGCAACAGCTAGTGCTTCAACAGCTACTACTCAAGCAGGTATAGCAACTACCCAAGCAAGTAATGCAGCATCTAGTGCATCTAGTGCTTCTACTTCTGCTAGTAATGCTAATACTTCTGCATTAGCAGCAGCAGCTTCATATGATTCTTTTGATGATAGATATCTTGGTGCAAAAACTTCTGACCCCACAGTAGACAATGATGGTAATGCTTTATTAACAGGCGCATTATATTTTAATACAGTTGATGCTGTAATGAAAGTATATACAGGTACTGTATGGTTAGTAGCCTATGTATCTGCTGCAGGAGTGTTATTAGCTGCTAATAATTTATCTGACCTTAGTAGTATATCAACTGCAAGGACTAATTTAGGATTAGGTACTGCTGCCACAACAAATAGCATTGCTTATGCTACTGCGGCTCAAGGTGCAACAGCGGATACCGCTATTCAAGCAATTACTTCTACCGATGGTAGTGTAGCAGTAACAACTTCAGGCACATTAAGAGATCTTAGTGTTGCTGTTTCAGGATCTACAACAAACGTTATTTGTTTAGTTCGTAATACAACTGGTGCAACTCTTACTAAGGGTACTGCTGTTTATATAAATGGTGCTGTTGGTCAAAACCCTACAGTAGCTAAAGCGTTAGCTACATCTGATGCAACATCTGCTCAAACATTAGGTTTGATGACTGCTGACTTAGCAAACAATTCTAATGGCTATGTAACTATTATTGGTTTAATTACTAATATAGATACGTCTGCTTATACAGATGGCGAACAACTTTATTTAAGCCCTACAACTGCAGGAACTTTAACAGGTACTAAACCACATGCACCACAGCATTTAGTGTATGCAGCTGTTGTTGAACATGCGCACCCTACACAAGGTAAACTGTTTGTTAAAGTACAAAATGGTTACGAGATGGATGAGCTACACAATGTGTCTGCTCAAAACCCTACTAATGGTCAAGTATTAATTTATAATGAAACAACTTCATTATGGGAAAAACACACATTAACTGCTGGCTCAGGTATTACTGTAACTAATGGTGCGGGATCTATTTCTGTAGCTGTTGATTCAACAAGTAAATCAAATTGGGATACAGCATATACTGATAGATTAAAGTGGGATGGTGGATCAACAGGGTTAGATGCAACAACGGGAAGAACTTCTTTAGGGGTTACTGCTACTGGTTCTGATACAACATACAATTACAGAGCTAACAATTTAAGTGATGTTGCAAGTGTAAGTACTGCAAGAAGTAATTTAAGTGCTGCTAAATCAGGTGCAAATACAGATATTACTTCTGTTGCTTTAACAACAGGTGCTGTGTCAACTTCGCCTTCAGCAGATACTGATATTGCTAATAAACTATATGTAGACTCTATTGCATCAGGTATTAACTTTCATGCAGCATGTGATTATGCTACAACTGCAGATTTAGGCACAGTATCTTATAATAACGGCACATCAGGTGTTGGTGCAACAATAACTAAAACAACTACATTTGCAACATTATCTATTGATGGTGCTTCACCAACTGTAGGTCAACGTATATTAGTTAAAAATCAAACAGATACTTCACAAAATGGTGTATATACTGTTACTAATGTAGGCTCAGGATCTACCGCATGGGTATTAACTCGTGCAACAGATTATGATACTTCTGGTACAGGCACTAATGAAGTTGATGCTGGTGATTTTATTTTAGTATTGTCAGGTACAATTAACACAAATACTTCTTGGGTACAACAAACATTGCTACCTATTACAGTAGGAACTACTGGTATTGTATTTACTCAATTTGCAGCACCTTCTACATTTACGTATCCAGGTGCGGGTATTGTAAACTCTACAGGGAGTTCTTGGGGTACGTCTTATAGTACTACAGGGAGTGGTAATGTTGTATTAGCAACATCACCTACTTTAGTTACACCCGCATTAGGCACACCAGCCAGTGGTATATTAACTAATTGTACATTTCCAACATTAAACCAAAATACAACTGGTTCTTCAGGATCATGCACTGGTAATGCTGCTACTGTAACGAATGGTTTTTATACTACATCTTCTTTTAACTTAGGTACAACTAGTATTGCAGTTAATAGAGCAAGTGCTGCTCAATCATTAACAGGTATTAATATTGATGGTTCTTCAGGTTCTTGTACAGGTAATGCAGCTACAGCCACTACAGCAACTACCGCTACTACCGCTAATGCTTTAAATACTGCAAATAGTTATACAGTTGTAAATTTAACTGCAACGGGTACTGTGTCAGGGTCTTCTGATGAACGTAAAAAAACTAATTGGCAAAATTTACCTACTGATTTTGTTGAACAATTATCACAAGTTAAGCATGGTGTATATGATCGTATAGATAATGGTGCTACACAAGTTGGTGTATCTGCTCAATCACTTCGTTTAGTTCTTGAACACGCTGTTTTAGAAGATGATAATGGAGATTTATCTGTTGCATATGGAAATGCTGCCTTAGTAGCATGTGTGCAATTAGCCCAAAGAGTATTATCTCTTGAGGAAGAAATTAAAAAATTAAAGGAATCAAGATAATGTCAGATAATACTGTAACTTTAACAGAAGCTAAATTAATGACACACGAACAAGTGTGTGCAGAACGATACGCAAATATTGCTAAAAGCCTTTCTGATGGTGCTGCTCGTATGACTAAAATAGAATATTTACTTTATGGCGTAATGCTATGTGTACTATTAGGTCCAGGTACTGCAGCAGAATTTGTTAAACATTTATTAGGAGTATGAAATTGATCCTATCAGCATCTGCCTTCTTGCGGCTGGTTTGGTCAAGAACATTCAAGCTGGTTGCGAGCTTTACAAACAAGCTAAAGAATCTTTTGTTGAAATTAAAAGAACCGCTGATGAAGTTGTTGCTATTGGTAAAGAGGTGCATGGTTTTTGGGGTCAGTTACTTGGGTTCTTTAATAGTAAACCAAAGCCTCAAGCTGCAAAGCCTGTTAGCAAATTTAAAAAATCAGATTATGTTGCTGTTGACGAGACTCAAGTCAAAATTGATATTGTCAAAAACCTCACAGAATTCTTTAAGCTCCAAGAACAATTAGCAGCACACATCAGGGAAGAAGAAGAAAAGTCAAAGAACGTTTACGACCCTGATCAAAACTTAATGGAGTCAGCACTCAACCGAGTAATGGCACAACAAGAAATGGACAGCTTGGTTATTCAAATCAGAGAATGTATGGTATACCAAAGCCCACCAGAAATGGGGGCGCTGTACTCTGAAGTGTTCAGCATGAGAGAGAAGATTGAAGAAGAGCAAACCCAAGCAAGGCTAAAGGAAGAAGCCAAGAAGAGGCAGGAGCTATGGCAACAAAGGCAGTTAGAAAAACAAACAAAAATAACAGTAGCATGGGTGATAGCAATAGTATTCCTAGCTGGATACCTCCACCTGTGGTTCCTGTACCTAATCCATTAGAGGAGTCGCCAATGTGGTATCTAGGATGGGTTGCTGCTGCTGTATTAGTTGCTATATTATTACCTATAAATGCTATATTATTTTCCAGAGCATATGAAACAGAACTTAGGGCTAAAACAATTCTTCAAAAGACAGAACAAATACAAAAACAAATAGAACGTAAACAATCAAAATCAAAGGATAATGAATGAAACAGTTAGAAAAAGACTCAGTATATAACCAATTTGATAATAACAAAGATGGTATTGTAAGTGACGATGAATTAGCTCGTTCTGAACGAATGATGATGATTGAAAACATGGATAAGATGGCTGATCAACAGCGCATTATGGCATGGTTTGCTTTAGGTTTACCTGTATTACTTACTCTTCTTTTTGGTTCTAGTTTATTTATGTTAGATAAAGTATCTGCATTAACAGGTTTATTAACTACTTATTGTGCAGGTATGACTACTATTGTAGTAGCATTTATGGCAGCTCAAGCATATACAAGAGGGAAGATGCACGAATAATGAAGACAATATTAGCATGTATTATAGCTATTGTGGTAGCCCTTGGATTAGGATACTGGAAAGGTAGCTATGATGCAGGAGTAGAAACAGCATTACAAGTATCTGCTGCAAATGATGTTGCCAGAGAAAAAGAAAAACAAATGGGTGAGGTAGCAGCAACATATGCTACTGTATTAAGAAAGAAAGAAAAAGATGCTGAAAAGAAAATTACTAATCTTCGTATTGCCGTTGCTAATGGTGAACGCAAGTTGTTCATTCCTGTCACCACCAAAGCCCCCGACTGTAGTGTATCAACCACCTCAGATGCCTCCACTTCCAGCGGAAGTAACTCAGGAGAAACACGAGCCGAACTTAACGGACAGGTTGCTCAAGATCTTATCTCAATAGTAGCTGAAGGTGACAGTGCTATTCGTAAATTAAATGTTTGTATTAGTCAATATAATGAAATTAAGGATAAATTAAATGACCCAGTTAAGCACTAACTTTTCTTTAAAAGAATTATCTAGATCAGACACAGCTACAAGATTAGGATTAGATAACACACCTGATTCTGCAGCTACGGCTAACTTAAAAACATTATGTGAAAAAGTATTACAACCAGTAAGAGATCATTATGGTAAAGTAACTGTTAATAGTGCTTATCGTTCACCTGAATCTAATGCTGCTGTTGGTGGATCTAAAACATCAGATCATTGTAAAGGTATGGCAGCAGATATTGAAGTATCAGGTGTAGCTAATGGCGACTTAGCCCAGTATGTTAAAGATAATTTTAAATTCACACAATTAATTCTTGAGTTTTATACTCAAGGAATACCTGACTCAGGATGGGTACATGTATCATATGACCCTAATAACCTTAAATGTGAATGTTTAACTGCTACAAAACAAAATGGTAAGACAGTCTACCTTAAAGGCTTACAACCGTAGAAGACCCCTAATAGGAAACAAAACAAAGGAAGAACCTAATGGCTACACCTATAGAACAATTTGGTAGGGGTGGGTGGAACGCAGATATGCCTCCTATGATCCTACCAATGAACACTTTTACAGACGTACTAAATATAAGATTTGATGACGAGTCTGTACAAGCAACTACTGGGGAAACCACTTCCAGAACTGTTGCTATTGCACCTGACTATGGAATTCATTGGAGAAGGCCAGATACAGGTTATAATATATTTGCTAAAAATGGAAATATAGTTAGAGTAGATTCTGCTGGAAATACTTCCTCTATGTTTTCTAGCTCGGCATCTGGATACAATAACAGTGATTGGCAAGGTACTTTATTTAATGGTGGATATGCTGTTATTTTAAACAATGGTGCTACTACTCCATTATATTGTTTATATGGCAGTCTTTCTGCAGATAATACCTTTCAACCATTACCAGGATGGAATTATGTATCAGGTTTAACAGTAACAGCTAAAGTTATTAGATCATTAGGTTACTCATTAGTTGCAGCTAACTTAACATTAAATCAAAGTGGTATTTTAACTTATGCGCCTAGCACTGTTAGAGTATCCGTTCAAGCTGCTACAGGCTCAGTACCTTCTGTATGGCAACCAGGTTTTACAACAGACACAGCAGATGAATTTGAAATAAGCTCTACATCTCCTATTTTAGATATGTGTGAGCTAAGAGGAAATATGTACATATATTCTTCTGATTGTATTAACATACTTACTATTGGTGCTAATACTAGAGTATCTCCTTATAGTAAGTCATATGGTATTTTAAATACTGATTGTGTTATTGAAGTTGATGGTAAACATTTTGTTGTTGATCGTAATGATATATACACACATAATGGT